ATAATCGTATGTCCAAATAACGTTCTGATCTTTTATAGTATCTACGTCACAATGTATAAATGTTTTACCAATACCTATTCTATTTATACCTACGGACATCAATGAATTTACTAATAGGTATCTCTCTCTACTTCCGTTATATGCTATGTCTGCTGCTAGTCCTTTTTTGTGTGAACTACCCACACGTGCTTTTATAACGTAATCGTTATAGTGTTCGGTTCTATATCCTGATGTTATTTTAAATATCATTTGACCGTCTACTATATCTCGTGCTTTGTCTAATAGTGCTACAAATTCTCTATTCATTTGCAAACCACTATCAGGTTCGTCAGGACTTGCGAACTCTTGTAAGTTAAAATACTTGTATGTCATTACATACGTTTCTTTTTCTTCTTCTTTGTTTTCTTTTTTGTTGGATAGTGATATGGCATTATTTTTTCTTTTTTTTCTTTTTGTGTTTACCTGGCATTGAATTTTGTGAATTTATATATTGTAAATGTTATAGCTAAGATTAGAGACACAAATGTAAGTACCTCATTAACCTGTGCTACGCTAACTCCTATTGCACTAACGTTTGCTAGTCCTACCTGTGCCGTGTCTTTTATCTCGTTCATTTTTTAAATAGCTTTTTAGTGCTTTCTCGTTTTTTGGTTTAGGTTTGTAATATTTTCTACTCATTTAGATCAGGTGTTAAAAAGTCACTTAATGTTATACCACCTTGTCTGTCTCTTACCTTTTCTAAATTCATACCTGAATAAAACGCGTTTTTAGAAGGTGATATGTCTTCATTGGTGTTTGTATTTAATTCAGGGTAACTACTATTGTTATGTCTTAGATAGTCTATTAACCTCTCGGTATAGAACTCTGCCGTGTTTCTAACTTCTTCACGAAGATCGTTAGCTTCTTGTCTACTTAAGGGTGTACTGTTTTCTGCTGTCTTTTGTACTATGTTATTGTTCATTACTTTAAATCGTAAGAACGGTATACATTCAAAGAAAGCCCAATGTACTAAAGCGTCTTGTACGTATTCGTCTACTAGTGTTTCGTAAACCCCTGACAACGTGCCACCTGTAATTTTAGTTTGTAGTGCTTCAAAAAGGTCTGTACCTAATACTCTTTCTATGTGTTTCTTTTGTGCTACTTTAAGATAGGGTAAGATAAATTCAATATCTACGTTACCACCTATAGCAGTAGAATCTTTTAACTTGTTTTCTGAAATAAATAATACGTAACTCATAATTTAACTTTTTCTACCTTGTCTAGGCATACGTTTAGGTGCTATTGCTACTCTTTTGTCGTTCTTCTTTGCAGTAAATCCTTCACTTCGTGCTTTTGTATATCCTATTAGTTCTGCGTCTTTTATCTTTGTACTAACGTCAATACCTAGTTTTGTCTTATATATTTGTCTTAACCAAAAGTGATGACATTGTGCGCCACCTTTGAATAAAAATTTATCATATCCTGCTTTACCTGTACCTTTTGGTGAAAACTCTTTATTTAGTTTAAACATTCTATCAATGTCTTCTTTTCTGTATAGTTTTTTTGCAGCCATCATTTTTTGGCAAAAGTCTCTTTTTTTACCTGTCTTACGTTTTAGAAATTGGTCTTCAGCGTAAATATATCTTACTCTAAAGTAGTCAAACGTTTTTTTACTAATACCGTCTTGCTCACTCTTAGCGTCAGGTATTGCTCTACCTGTACTTAGCTCTACTTTTTCTGTAGCTATCTTATTTAGTTCGCCTTCAAAATCAAATTCTACGTGTTCACCGTCTACTACTTCTTCTTCTACTAACTCCCAGTCTTCAGGTATGTCTTCTACAGTTTCTAAAAATAAATCTAGTTCTGTTTTATTTAATTGTAGATTAGTTATTTGATCGTGATTTTCACAGGGCATAAAATATTCTTTACCGTCTTGGGTGTGTACATGATGACCACTACAACCAATTCTTTTTGCTTCTGCTTCTGCTTCTTCTATAGTGTCATATAACGGTAGTTCTACACCGTCTGTGATCATACTACCAACTTTTTTTAAGTTAGTTTGTTCGTAATTCATAGTGTCTGATGCGTCCTTATGACTAGAACAAGGCATATACACGGTTTCTCCTTTGTGTTGCATTTCGTGAAAACCCTTACAGCCTAATTCTTTTGCTTTAATTAGTGCTTCTTCTACTGTACTATAAAAAGGCATACCATTTATTTCACCTATTTTAGCTAAACTTTCACTTTCTAAGTTTTCTTGTTCTAGTGGTTCAAGTCCTAGCTTTTCTCTAATTTCTTCTTTAGTCATTACATTACGCATATCCTCAACGGTAAACGTAGTCATAATAGGACTAGACTGCACTATTTGTAAGTCTGCTTGTATATCGTTTACTAATAGTATTTTTTCAAGTGTTTTGAGTATGTGTTCTTGATAAGGTTTTACAACTGTGTTTTGGTATATCTCAAATGCTTGCATAAGTTCGTCACGACCACCTAACTGACCTTCTGTTTTGACACCTAGTAACATTGGACTTGTAACTCTGTGACCTGTCATTATGTTTTGTACTAATAATTCTTGTAGTGCTAAGTATTGCTTGTCAGCGTTACTTACATCTATAGGTGTTATTTCTGCTGCCCTGTCTTTACTGTCTGAAAAACTTAATACAAATTTACCTGCGTTGCCTGATCCTGTAAATTTCTTTTCTATACTACGTTCTATTTGTAGTCTTTCTTCTGCTGTAGGTACTCCGTTGTTCATATTAATAAAATACGAACCTGAGAAACCTCTTTCTATGTTACCTAAATGATATTCACTTACTTTTTGATCTATTAACGCCCAGTTACACGCTGAACTATAGTCAGGTGTATAATACATTTCCATATTAGGACTATAAAGACCTGTGTATAATATCTGACTAGGTGTCGTTCTGTCTAGTGGGTTAAATGCTGCAACCTCTTGTGGTTTATTTCGTCTTATGTTACTCCAATCTGCTGAAATATAATATTTATCCACTCTACCCATTGCGTTCGGTAAACCTACTCTAAGACGTTCTACAGGCACGTGGTATACTTCTGCTACCTGCCCTGACTTAGAATATATAACATTTAAGGCAAAACCACCTTGTAGTTTAAAGTCAAAAGCACATTTTTTAATTACCTCGTGTAGTGTTTCTTTACTATTAGCGTTTCTAAAGAAGTTTTCTAGCTTTGCGTTAAGCTCTACACTATCTGTTTCTTTTGCAGTTATGTCTTGTCCTGCAATCATTTGTGCAGTAGCGTTTATTATCGCCGAGTGAGTACCCGAATTGTAGTATAGATCAATAATAAAGTTAGGGTACAAATTTTTGTAGTCGTCTGTACCGTACTCAATCCAGTTTTTACCACGTGCTTCTTGTATTTGTGGTGCTGTACTGTACTCTAAGTTTATGTTTATTAGGTTTTCCATTATTCTGTTGTTGTCCAATTAAAACCTTTTAGTTCTTCTA